AGAAAGATAAGGGAAAAGCCAGTCAAATGCAAATCAACGAAGCCGGAAGCGAGGTTTAGGCTTGCGGCGTTTGTCGTAGGCATCTTGCAGGTCATCTAAAGAGTATAAGTGATTTTCGGATTTTATGTTGTCCTCGGCAATCCAGTTATGAATAGTCCGAACCGTAACTTTATACAATACGCTGGCTTGAAGAAGGCTAATTTTAGGCATCGAGCATCTTTCCTAATAACCGCCATTTAGTTGAATCCCAAATTGTGTCACACCTGCGGCATTTAATCTCTGAGGTTCTATCTAACTTGCTCGGGTCAATTTTGAGTTTAGATCCACACTTTTGACCTTCATCGTTGATGGTCGGGCATTTGCCGATAGTGATTTCTTCGGACTTATAGCCAAGGATGCGCTGGATGTTGCTGGCGATAGAAATAATGTCTTTGGTCAGTTCTTCGACATAGGCATATTCCTTGTATGCCCAGTCAGCATGAGAGATGAGGTAGTGGCAGGTTTTGGTAATGCGGTGGATTTCCTCGCCGCGAAAGGTAATGCGGGTTTCTTGGCGAATCTCTCTCATGCGCGCTTCATGTCCTGTAAGTGCGTTGCTAATCCCACCTGAGCGCAAGTGCAGGGTTTCGAGGCGTACAGGTATTGGTGCTTCTTTGCTGCTCTGTACGCGCTCGCCACCTCTGCCCGTACTAGGGAGAAGTTCGCTCTCAAGGTCGTTATACCTTTGAGGAAATTTACCTAGTTGCGAAATTGCATATTGCCAGCAGTTTTGGCAAATAATAAAATCGCTAGTCCGATGGCAGTTAGCGCATTTCATTGCTGGCGATTATCTCGCTTTGCTTTGTATGCCTCAACTTCTGCGCGATTGTAAAAAACACTTTTGCCGCGCTTTTCTACCCATTTAATCTGCCCGCGATGTTGAATCTGATGCAGATTATTTTTAGAAATGTTGAGAAGTTGGCAAACCTCTGTAGTGCTAATTAGTTCCATTCTCCACCCCACGCAGGTTCATCTTGAACAGGTGCTTGCTTAGGTTTTGATGCGCCGAGTTTAGGTACAACGGAAACAGATTCAGCCTTAATCTCTAAACCAGTTTTTTGTGTGCCATCTTTGGCTTGGTATGACGATTGCTTAAATGCGCCAATAACAAGAACGCGATCACCCTTGCGGATGGAATCGGTAATTGACTCTGCTTGCTTGCCTATGACAGATATGCGAAACCAAATCGTATCGCCATCTACCCAATCCAAACCTTTCTTTTCGCGCGGTGTGTAACCGATTGAAAAGGATGCAACTCCAAATGAACCGTTCTTGCCATCGTAGAACTTGATTTCAGGATCAGTTCCTACATTTCCAGTAACTTCGATTCTAGCCATTCCGTTAGTCCAATCTGTGATAGTTGCCTTCGTTGTCCAACCTTACAACACTTCCATCGGGTAGGTGTAAGGGATATTCATCTGGATTGCCCCAACTGGGTACTATCCAGCCTTTCACCTTCGCCACGCCGGGTCGTAGGTGAATACTATTGGTCGAGAGGTTATGGCACTCGTGATGTACCGCTATCAGGTTGCATACCTCGTCTTTACCGCCTTGTGAGCGCAGTTTGCGATGGTGTAGGGCAAATCCATATCCGACCAATCCGCACGCTTCACAATAGCCGTTAGCGCGTTTTAAGACCGCTTCAGCAATTTTCTTATCCACGCGCTTGCTCCATAATCAGAAAAGGTGCGGCGGTGTACGGATCGTTCTCTGCCGCTATCTCCAACGCCCGGCGAATACTCTTGCCGGATTTAAGTGCGCCAATGCCCAGACTAGCCCCGCTACCAATACCATAAATACCACTAATATCAAGACAAACAGCAAAGTCATCAGATATATCAAACAGTTCGCCATTAACTGCAACCAAGAATCCAAATCGCGTTTCGCTATCATCGCTATCCTCTAATTTAAAATCGTTATCTTTAAAACATTGTTTTAACGCCGGGATAAATCGCGCAATCATAAAGTGATACAAGTCTTTCTTATCTTCGGCAGTTACTTTAGGTGGCACGAATATGTGCTGAGCAATATCGCAAGCCGCACTTAATCCTGCGCCAGCGATGAGGTATTGACCGCGCTCGGTAATCTTTGCCATCTTAGGATGAGAGTATTTGCGATTAGCAGTAACTAATGAATCCGCACCAATAACCACTTTGTCGGCGTATTGTTTTGCAACGATTGTGGTCATGCGTTCATCTTACACTAGAAAGACAAAGGCCCCCGATTTCTCAGGGGCAATTGCCAGCACTCTCGGCTTGCGACCGAAGGTAGAAGGTCGGGATTTTCCCAACAGAGGTAAATATAGTCCATAGACCATATTTCATCGCGCGACACGCTCAATAGCAAAAGCCCCGCACCCTTGAGAAATGCGAGGCTTTGCAGACAACTGCGAGCGATTACTGGAGGCTTTCGCTACTAGCAGTTGGGGTATTCACAAGAGGAACGGCTCTTGTGAAGTCAAATGATTCCCTACCGATAGCCCATTTTGGATCATCAGGAAAATCAATACCAGTAATGGATTCGCCAGAACCTAAGTGCTTTGCAGGGTGTGGTGTATCGGTCACGAATATATCGTAGCCCAACATCCACCTGTGTGCTAACACTTGCTTGGGGAGATAGCCCAAGTCGCTGAGGAATTCCCCCGGCGTAATAGGCTACCCATGTTCCATTAACTTTTAGTTTAACGGGAGTTTTATTGATGGCTTGTGGCCGCCAGTTGCTCTCGTTAGTCCAAACCGTTACTAAACATTTCCATTGGTAAGGTGAGTTCCATCCGTACTTATGAAGTTGTGTGTGTGCGTAAGCCTTAGCCGCCGCAGGTGTTCGTTTTATTACTTGGTTGAAAGCCTTGGGGCTTTGGGCAACCGATGGGCTAGCAAACCCGATTCCTACCGCTAGTGCGGCTATTAGAAGGAAGCGAGCCTTGTACTTCAGCGCGAACCAATCGCCACCGATCCTAGTGCCATCATACTGTGCCTCCGTTAGTTAGAGTATCCATTGCTGGCTCTCCTTTCGTTTCGGGTGGGGTAATTGTACAACACGCTCCGCAAGGTTTATTAAATACAACCCAACCCCCGCAGAACGAGCATCTGCCTATATTCCACTCATTCACCTCGCATCACCTCATGGACTATATATTCAAGGTGGGTTAAATCCCCGTCATTATTGAGGATACGGTCAAACTGCCAGTTATCTAAAGCCGATTCAGATATGTGTTCATTAACCGATACAACTGCTGGGCGATTGATGCGCCACACTTCTCCGAACTGCCATTTAATCTCTTTAGCCTCATTGGGAAAGCGAACATCGGTGACAACGATTTTATCGTAAGGTTCGGCATTGCCTAGTGCTTTTTCAATCCATACCGATTCATCGAATAATTGTCTGCCAACTTCTGTTCCCATGACTTGCAACAATCGGCGCACCTCTGGGTGCTTCTTGGCGGTATCCCAACCTAATTCATCAACGTAATCTGCAACGCGAATATTTGCCCCAGTCATAATCGGATTGAGTGTGTAGATGGCATCTCGAATAGCATCGGCAAACGCTACGCGTTTATAGCCATATACCTCTACCAGTATCTTAGCCACTTCATCTTTGCCAGACTGAGCGTAACCTGAAAGTCCTATGACCATCGCCACTCCATTCCGACATAAAAGAATAAGAAATTTAAATCAAAGCCGCACTTGTCGATTTGAATTCCTAGGTTTAAGGATCGGGTGATAAATCCCCAATGAATCCAATGTCTGCCTATTTTGTATTCGTGTGTTTTCACGCTAACTCCTTTTCTACAACTTCAATGGTGTGGGTCAGACCGCTCATAAGCCATTCAAGTTCTCGCAAAATTCCTTCTCTGGCTTTTTGCCAATCTGAATCTCGGCGAATAGGAACATCGCTTTCAATGCTTTCTATTTGCTTGCGAATAAATCCCAATATGTAAATATATTCTTTGGTTAAGTCTTGCTTAAAAACAGTTTTATATTGAGTCACCCCAACTCCTTTTCAATCGCTTGGATAGTCTCGCAGGGATATAAAAACATTATTTGCTCATGCTCATCGTGAATACCGCAATGGGAGCAATACCATCTTTCGGCTTCGTTTCCACCCCACCACATAGGCTTATGCAATTCCACTACTGCACGAAGGGCGTTAAGTGGTGGCACTCCAAATCCGTAGTCATCTAACCTCGCCAGCAATTTATCGTGTGTCATTTCACCACTTCCATTTCTTGCGAGTGTTGGTAGGTTTGTAACCATCTGGCAGAACCACAGTCGGAACTTTAGGGAAGTGCTTGGAAGCCTCTAACTCAGCAACATCGCTCAAGTATTGGCAAATGCACTCACTAACATTGCGGTCATGGCGAAACTTCAAGCAGATTTCAGCGGCTTCGCCTACTGTCAATTTGCTCATAACATTTTCATCGTGGGTCACTTTGAACCTCCCCAACCGCCACCCTTAAAGTGTGCTGGCGTTGCGCTAAAAACTTTACGCATTGGCTTATCGCAAACAATACATTCAGGGTCAGTCTCATCATTAAAATCTTTTCTAAAGATGACCATTGCTGAACATTCCGGGCATCGGTATTCGTAATTAGGCATTAGAACATCATCCCTTCTGGCGCAAGTTGATATTCCCACGTTCCTTGCGACCTTCTGCGGCGATTGACCGTTAATGCGCCAAAACGAGGCTTGCGCAAATCACGAAGGCGAGCCGATACTGAACTCTCTGGATCGTGAGTGGCATCAGATATTTCGGCAAGTGTGTGCCATTGGTTATCTGCCATGAATGTATAAACGCGCTTGGCTTGAGCGTTAAGGCGGTTGAGGTCAAAGGTGGCGTTAAACGTTTGACCATCGCGGATGCCTTCCAAGGTACTCATTGAGGTATGGATTCCTTAAAGCGATTGACTGCATCGCCGATAAGTTTGGCGGTGTGTTCTACAAACTGGATGGCGGGTACTTCATAGACCACCTTCTCGTTTTCGATAAATACCAAGGTGGGGGTAAAAGTCTGATCCCACGTTACTAAAAGGCTGACTTCATCGCCAGTAATTTTATTGGTAATAATGGACACCTCATGGAGAACGCCCAACTTATCTGCCTTGCGCTTTTGCTTACGGTTAGTGATTTTCATTGTTGAGCCTTTCCTCGATGGTGAATACGGTTTGTAAGAATAAAACTGTTAAGGCTGGCAATACTACTAAAAGAATCCAAATCATTCGTCTAACTCTCCTTCTAAGTCTTTCTTGCATTGTGGGCAGGTCACGTACCAGTTATTGCCTTCGATATAAACCTCGGCGGTAAATGTGTGGTCGCAATATTCGCACTCGTTATCCCAAACTTCATCAACGCCATCTGCGCCGGAATAGCCGTAAGGGTTGCTTAGTGATTGTTTCATTCGCCCATCCAATCCTCGGTAATGAAGTTGGTAAGGATGAGATGATCCTGCGTAGCGGTATCAAATACGGTCTGCGATTCAAAGCCGCGAGCCGATAGATAATGCTGGCAGATAAGAACCTCAACATAAGTTGAACACCAATACGCCATCTTCCAAGTAAAGAGTGGGGCATCGGTAAATCTACCTTTTTGCTTCATCCAATCTTTACCCCACTTCATTGAGGTATTGACCAACTTATCAAAATCGGATTCGGTGATGGTCATAGTAATTTGCGCGCTCATTGAGATTTTACCAATATCGAATGTTGATCGGCGCAAGGGATACACACCGCTTCTCGAAACTGTTGTCCGTTGTCGTACTTGTACCAGCGATATTCAAAATGGCTGGTGTGCCGACCGCACATTGAGCATCTGTTCATTTATTTTGCCTCCGTTTTAAATCCGCAATTAGGACACTTTGCGTAATGCTTGAACTGCTTATCAATTCCAACAGTCATTGCGCTGACCGCAAACATCGCAACTTCGCACTTTGGACAGTTCATGTTATGCACCTACCTTTTCTGCCTCAATAAGAGTTTTGGTAAGTTGATCCTGGTAATAGCGATCAGCGCAATCTAAACAAACGGCAACTTCATTGCGACCGCGAACTTGATGGGCAAGAACTTCTGTTGTGCTTGTGCAGATTTGGCAATTTAACATTTTGTTACCTCCAGTAACTAGAACCGCCGTTCGGTTCATTGGTATAAAGATATACCTGCTGGATCAGGAATTGAAGCATTTAGGGCAAGTTTTGCACTTTGTTACCAAATCGTTATAAACGAACAAGTGTTCGAATTACAGGCAGTCAAACCCATCTGAGATTTCTATATCCACGCCCGGATTGTCCGAATAGACTTTTGAGGCTTTTATGTCCACCACTTGAGAATCGTCTGCATACGCCGTTCCTGTGAGCGCATCTAGGATGGATCGGATTTGCTTATCTAAATCCGGGGGAACGGTGGGCAAGTCGCGTTTGACCGTTTTAGGTCGTTTGATGCGAAAGCGCATGGAGATAATGATAGGGCTATCTATCGGCTGGCATCCAGCCTGTTTTGCCGCCAAAGCCACCATTGCGCGCCAAGTGGCTAGTTCTGCCGCCTTGTTGTGAATCATGCGCCCGTTTCCAATATGGCGTAATGAACCCTGCTGAATCGGTGTGCCTTCCACCGAAAAGCGGATCACAATTCGATGGCTACATTTTCCCCGTTGCCGATAAAGTGCATTTTGCCACTTCCATCGGTTGCCTTAAGGTAAAAGTTCCTACCGCGAGTCTCATCTTCGATTGAAGCCACGACAAATCGAGATGCGCCAAGAATCAGCGTGTCTCCGGCTTGCACGTTTTCAACCGCCATTAGTTTCAGAAGTTTCATGTACTTCCTCCTTTGGAAGATAATGGTGACAGATTACTTACTTACAGGCAAATTAGAACGGAACATATCTCGCACCGAATCGGGCATAGGAACGCCTGTGGCTACGTCATCTTGCGAGAACCTTGGTGGAGTAGGCGTGGGCGTTGTTATGGGCGCAAATCGGCTCACAGGGGCGTTTCTGGGGGGTATAGGGGCATCGCTCCACCTGCCCTGATTGAGCCAAGTCGTAGGATGAGCCGTAAAGGTGTCCACGCGGTTCGGATCGGTGGCGTATTTCTGCGCGCCAGCAAGGATTTCCTCTGCGCTGGCAACGGATAGGGCTTTGGCGTAAGCCTTCTCAGCCTCTCGCTTTCCGACCTTTCGAGGATAGATTTCCCAAAACTCATCGAATGCCTTCTGTGTTCTGTTTTCTGTATTCTGTATTCTGTATTCTGGTAGCGTTACATCAGCGTTACTACTAGCGTTACTTTCCGTTCTGTAACGCGTTACACGCTCTCGACCTTGACCACGCTTTGCCTCAATTTGCGCTTTGCTGGTTTGGTGTTCGCAGTAATCGTGAATCTGCATCCCGCCTTCGACATAAAGCCAAAGCCCCGCATCGGCCAATTCTTGATGAACTAATCCAATATCTAAACGCTGAACAATGGCTTCCGGGAGAAAGCCATCAGTCAGGTATTGATTTGCATAACATAAACCTTCAATGTAAAGCCGAAACGCCTTATCGCTTAATGGCAAAATCTTAGGATTGTTGGGCAAAGTATCGTCAATTTTAATCCAAGTCATTTCTTCGCCTCCATATATTTAATCGCGTGATTGAAAATAGATTCAATCCACTCAGCCATTTCCGACTGATTTTTTCCAATGACCCACCTATCTCGTTCCTCGCATAGCCATCCACCTAATTCGCT